AATACCTTATAGCGATTTGCCTGAAAATATAAGAGCTCCATTTGAAAAAGGTCTTGAATATGCAGATGTTGATACAAAAAGATTGCTAAAAAAACAAATTAAAACGACACAATTTGCTATTGTAGAAGATAAAAACGCATATAACAAAGAATTTGATTATGTAAAGGTGAAAAAAAATATAATACCTTCTACTATAGCACATGAATTATTCCATCAAATAGATGCTGAAAATAATGTTTCTAAAAAAGGTAAGTTTTTAAAAGCATTGCAACAAGATTATGAAGAATTATTGACTTTAAGTAATGGCAATATAAAATCTTATTTGGCAAAACATTATAGCCATGCCATTTATTATAATGAAAATAATGAAATGCGTGTATTTGAAGAATATAGGGGGATTTCTGATATATTAAGTGGCTTAACAAGAAATGAGGTATATTTAGGTTTTGGACATAAAAACAGTTATTGGGTTAAAGACAAATTTAGACTTTCTACAGAAGCATGGGCACAATATGGTAGAATATCCTATGAAAATTATGCTGAACCGCAAGAAATGTTACAACAACTATTCCCTAGATTTTATGATAGTGCTATAATAAGCAAAAAAGAATTGAGAAAAGGGTGATAAAAAATGGCATACGAAAGACCTAGATACAAACCCGGATATGGTTTATGGAGAGGTAAAATAACAAAAGAGTTAGATGATTTGCATAGACAATACAACAAAATGTTTAATGGTTTTGATGCGTGTGGATATGAAGAAATAGGAGATACATACGACGATTTTACTTATGAACAATATGTAGCATATATTAAAGAAAGTTTAAAACAAGGAATAGAGTTGCCACTCATTGTTGACCCTAATATTTATGATGATTATGATTATGATGATGACGATGATGATTATGATTATAATGATGATAACGATGATGATTATGATTATAATGATGACGACGATGACGATTATGAAGTTGTAAAACCAAGAAAAATCCATAGAGATACAAATTTATAAACAATTTGACCTGAACAAGTCGAAAAACTGTTCTTTTTTTATGCTCAAAAATATTAAGGTAATCACTAGAAAGGAGATTTTAAAAATGAACTGGCTAAAAGAATTGTTGGAGAAAGAGAAAGATAGTCAAGAGTTAGAAAAGAAAATTGCAGAAAAGCTAAAACAAGAGTATGTAGCTAAAGTGGACTATGATGGTATTGTAGAAGCAAAAAAGGGCTTAGAGGGGCAAATTGCTCAAAGAGATGCCGACATCAAAGCATTAAAAGAAGGGGCGAAGGACAACAAGGAATTACAAAAAGAGTATGAAGCATTGCAGGAGAAATACAAGCTTGACACCGAAAATCTACAAAAACAGTATCAAAACAGTCGCAAAAACAGTGCCATTGATATGGAGATACTGAAAGCGAAAGGAAAAAATACAAAAGCAATAAAGGCATTGCTAGATATGGAAAATATCACATTGAAAGACGATGGTACGCTTGAGGGGCTGGATTTGGACAGCTTGAAAAAGTCTGACGGGTATTTGTTTGAAATAGAACAAACACATAGGGAAGGCATTGACAGCGGTGTAGGTAGCGGTTATTACAGTAATCAACAAAATAATCAAACAGGTGGAATATTTAGTTTATTTGCTCAAAGTGCTAGAAAAGCGGCGGGATTGAGTACAGAAAGGGGTAATTGAGTATGGCGAACAGCTTAGAATTTGCGAAAAAGTTCTTACCAGTGTTAGATGATATTTACAAAAATTTGTCTGTAACGCAGGGTATGGACGCAGGAAAAAAGCTTGATTTTACGGGAACAAATGAAGTAAATGTGTTAAAAACAAGTACAACAGGTTTAGGAGATTATTCTAGAACAAACGGCTACCCAAAAGGTGACATTACTGCAAACTGGGAAACACTCAAATTGACAGAAGAAAGAGGAAAAGAGTTGTCTATTGATAGAATGGATAATGAAGAAATGGCAAATGTTTTCGGCATTATTACGGGGCAATTTATGAGAGATTGGGTAGTGCCAGAAGTAGACGCTTTTCGTTTTGCAAAATATGCCAGTGCAAACGGTATTAAGAAAGCCACGCCAGCAATATTGACAAAAGATACCATTATAGCAGAAATTGACGAAGCAGTAAGACAATTAAATGCTGATGAAGTGCCTATTGCGGGAAGGATATTGTACATCAATAGTGACTTACAGCCTATACTGAATAATGCTTTTGCTAGAAGTTGGGGAAGTCAAAGCGTTGTAAGCACAATGTTGACAAATTATAACGGTATTCCTATTAAATATGTACCACCTACACGCTTCTACAGCGAAATTATGTTAAATGATGGTAGCGAGGATTGGGGTTATAAAAAGTCTGAGAATGGTAAAAATATCAATTTTATGCTCATATATCCAGAGGCAATATTGCAAGTAGTGAAGTTGACATTGCCTAAAGTGTTTACACCAGATGAAAACCAATATAAAGATATGTGGAAATTTCAGTTCAGAATGTATCACGATGCCTTTGTATATGAAAACAAAGCAAAAGGCATTTATTTGCATACTGCAACAAATTGATGGGGGTGTATGATATGAAAGTGTATAAAAATGGTATTTGTAGAGAAATTGACCAAAAAAGAGCACAAGAATTTAAAGAAAAAGGCTATACCATAGAAGGAAAAACGACTACTGATACTGTAGAGGTGTTGAAACAAGAAAAGGAAGCGTTAAAAGCAGAAAATGAAGCACTAAAAGTTGAAAAGGAAGCACTAAAAGTTGAAAAGGAAGCGTTAAAAGCAGAAAATGAAGCACTAAAAGTTGAAAAGGAAGCATTAAAAGTCGAAAAGGAAGCACTAAAAGTTGAAAATGAAGTGTTAAAAGCAGAAAATGAAGCATTAAAAGCACATACGGGCGGTGAGGAAAATGCTGACACAAATGGAGAGGTTGGAGAAACTAAAGCTGCTACTAGGGGTAAAAAATGAGGAAAAAGACAATATATTGTTATTTGTGATAGATAAAGTAAGTGATATGGTGTGCAACTATTGCAATATAAAACAAGTGCCTAAAGGGCTTGAAAATGTGATGTTGAATATGGCAGTAGATTTGTACAGAGCAGAAAGTTTAGGACAAGAACAGGCGGAAGGTAGTGTAAAAAGTGTTACAGAAGGTGATGTTTCTGTCTCTTTTGCTTCTGCTAGTGCTATCAGTGAAAATAGTGGTATGCAGTTTTTGAAAGACTATACGGCACAACTAAATAGATATAGAAAATTAAAGTGGTAATTTTAATAATGAAATGTTGAAATATGGCGAAAGCTGTGCTATATTAGACATAGCAGTCATGAACGGGTGGTTAAAGTCCTCCTTTACTAAGAAGGGGGGCGATAATATGACGACATTCGAGGAAATATATTTATTTTTGACCTTTTGTTTAGTCATCATTGCCTTGCTTACTTATTTGAAAAAATAAGAGCAGATTTTTAGCAATAAAAAAACTACCCATCATAGCTCTCACCAGCTAAGGTAGTTTTTTTCTATCACAGTAAAGTGAGGGCAAGCCGCACAATGGTGGCTGCTCCCTTCGGGGAATATTATAACATACAGTGTATGTTTTGTAAAGCACTTGAAAAGTGAAAGCGGTGTTTTTTTTCGCATAAATGCGAAAAACCGTTCATACATTTGACATTCAAGTTGCTCCTGCGTTACTTTGTCAACGCTAGGTCGCAACTTTCATAAACGTCAATTGTACTCACTAAATAGGTGCTTTTTTTATGCTCAAAAAACATTAAAGCAATTTGGAGGAAATGCTATGAAGTATTCTGATTTGGTGAAAAAGCATATTGAAAAGTTGTACGATGGTGTTTGTACTATTATGTATTATGAAAAAAAACAGGGGATTATTAACAACACAATATTAGCAATCAAAGCGGAAAATGTAAAATGTAGATTAAGTTATAAAGATGATAATGCAGTAGTACAAACAGAAAGCGTTGCAAAAGTGTCACGAACAATAAAGCTGTTTTTGCCACCAGATACCGAAATCAAAGAGGGTTGCAAGGTGATTGTGACGCAAGAAGGTGAAACAAATGCTTTTATTTGTGCGGGAAAACCACTCAACTATGGCAGTCATAAAGAGGTTGTGTTGGAGTTAGAAAAGAGGTATGCTTAATGGCAAGCTGGGGACAAGTAGACTTTTCGGAATTGGTGGCGTTGAGAGATAAATTTCAAAATTTGCAAAATATAATAGATGATTTTTGTATACAAGTTACACAAGAAATATCACAAGATTTTGTTAAGGCTGTTATAGCAAAAACACCCGGCGGGCAAACAGGTGCACTAAAAAATAATTGGGTAAGCAATATTATAAAAGAGGGTAATATATATAAAATTGAAGTGATAAATCCCTTAAAATATGCGGAGTTTGTAGAGTTTGGGCACAGACAACAACCAGGTCGATATGTAAAAGCAATAGGAAAAAGACTAAAAAAGGGCTGGGTAGAAGGAAAATTGATGCTAACCATAACAGAAAGAGATTTACAAAGAAATTTAGATAAAATCATAAGAGAAAAAGTAAATGCGTTTATAATGGAGGCGTTGCAGTAGTGGTAAATCAGTTGACTATGGCAATCGCTAGAGCAATAAAAGAGCAATTTCCACAAACAGATATTTTTACGGAACAGTTAGAGCAAGGATTTGAAAGTCCTTGCTTTTTTGTTTTGTGCATTAGCCATAAAGAGCACGATAGGCTTGATGTAAGATTTTTGACGGAACATACATTTTGTATTTCTTATTTTCCACAAAAAGGAAATCAAGAATGTTGGGAAGTACAGTCGAAATTAAATAGACTATTAGAATTGATTGCACTTGACGATGGTTCACTTGTGAGGGGTACAAACAGAAAAGGGGAAATTCATGATAATGTATTGCATTTTTTTGTAGATTATGATTTCTATATGCTCAAACGAAAACAACCAGACGAATATATGGAGGTGTTGAATGTATATGAAAAAACTAGAAACGGTAGAAAATGAAAAGCAACAAACAAAACAACAAAAACTGTATACAAAACAAAATGTGTTAAAAAGCAAGAGGTTTGCACAATACAAAGATGTTTTCGCTGTAAAGCTGAAAAAGGATAAATTGTATAGTATGAAGGAATTGGAAGAAATAGAAAAAACGATGAAGCAAAAAGGAAAACAAGAAAGAAAGGAGCAGTAATTATGGCGTTAGGTGGAGGAACATTCACGGTACAAAATAAAATATTGCCCGGTGCGTATATCAATTTCGTATCGGCGGCAAATGCTTCTACAACATTGTCTGATAGGGGCGTTGTGGCAATGCCTTTTGTGGCAGATTGGGGCAAAGAAAATGAGGTCATAGAAGTGACAAATGAAGCATTTTTCAAAAATTCAGTGAAGTTATTTGGCTATGACTACACACACCCACAAATGCAAATGTTTAGAGAACTATTTAAAAATGCTAAAAAAATGTACGGCTATAGGCTCAATAGCAATGCCCAAAAAGCCGAAAATACCTATGCAACAGCGGTGTGTGGCGGTGTAAGAGGAAATAATATTACAATAATAATAGAAAATGATGTCGATGTAGAAAACGGCTTTATTGTTAGGACGCTTTTGGATAATGTAGAACAAGATAGACAGGCGGTTTTGACTGCGGAAGAATTGAAAAACAATGATTTTGTGACATTTCAAAAAGAGGTAACGTTAGAAGCTACTGCAGGGATACCACTAACAGGTGGTACAGATGGGGAAGGTAGAACGCCCCAAAATTATCAAAAGTTTTTAGAAAAAATAGAAAAATACAGCTTTCACGCACTAGGTTGCAATTCTCCAGAAAAAGAAATCGTTGATTTGTTTATTGCGTTCACAAAAAGAATGAGAGAGCAACACGGCGTAAAATTTCAAACAGTGGTATATAGAGCAGAAAATGCTGATTATGAGGGTGTGATATCTCTTGAAAATAAGTTGTTGAATGTGGATTATAACTTATTTGGTGACTTTTCGCTTGTGTATTGGCTTACGGGGGCAGTTGCTGGTTGTGCCGTGCAAAATAGTCTAACAAATAAAATTTATGACGGGGAATATGACATTGATACAGATTATACACAAACACAATTAGAGCAGGCTGTAGAAAATGGTAAATTGATATTTCATAAAGTTGGTGACAATGTGTGTATATTAAAAGACATTAACAGCCTTGTGACGCTCACAAAAGAGAAAAACCAATATTTCCAAAGTAATCAAGTGGTTAGAGTGCTTGACCAGATAGGCAATGATATCGCTAGTATATTCAATAGTAAATATCTGGGAAAAGTGCAAAATAACTATGCAGGACGTATTGCTTTTTGGAATGATATTGTAGATTTTTACAACAAGCTACAAAGAATAGAAGCAATTACTGATTTTAATGCAGAGGACATTGTAGTAGAACAAGGAGAAAGCAAAGAAAGCGTTGAAGTAACAACATATGTCACACCAGTACAGTCTATGGAAAAATTGTATATGACAGTAGTTGTAAGGTGATAAGGAGGGATTATTATGGCTTTTCATACTATGCAAGCAAAGGACACTTTAGCAGGCAATAGGGGAGAATGTTATGTTGTGATTGATGGCAGACGCATTAACTTCATGAGTGCTGTAAAAGTGGTAGCAACAGTAGAAAAACCAAAGGCAACTGTGCCAATATTGGGTCAAAAAATGAAGGGAAATAAAACAATCAATTTACAAGGTACAGGTACAGCAACATTTCATTACAACACATCTGTTTTTCGTAAGGCAATGAAGCATTTCAAGAATACAGGCGAGGACTTATATTTTGATATGATTATCATAAATGATGACCCTACTAGCCAAGCAAAAAGACAGACAACAATACTCAAGGGTTGCAATTTAAACAAAGTTATTGTCGGTCAAGTAGACGCAAATAATGACAGCTATTTAGAGGAAGAAATTGATTTTACATTTGAAGATTGGGATATGCCAGAAGAATTTAACGAATTAGAAGGAATGTGAAAGGAGCAATACATATGAATTTAAGTGCATTTTTAAATCCAATAGAAAAAGAAAACAAAAAGGTAGTAGTGAGTGATAGATTTGTAGAAAATGGCAAGCCGGTAGAAGAAAAAGAAAACAAAAAGGTAGTAGTGAGTGATAGATTTGTAGAAAATGGCAAGCCTGTAGAATGGGAAATTAAAACAATATCAGAAGAAAAAGAAGAAGCCATTAGAAAAAGCTGTACTATAAAGAAAAAAGGCAAAAATGGTGCTATGGAAAAAGAACTTGACGAAAATTTGTTTAATGCAAAAATGGCAGTAGAAAGTATAGTATATCCAGATTTGCAAAATGCACAATTGCAAGACCATTATAATGCCTTAGGAGCAGAGGATTTGCTCAAAAAAATGCTTACAAGTGGAGAATATTGGTCATTTGTGCTTTTTATACAAGAATTTAACGGCTATGGTAAAACACTTGATGATATGGTGGACGAGGCAAAAAACTAATGAAAGAGGGCGACGCAGAAACGACTATTGCATATTTATGTTTTAGAGAGTTTCATATGTTGCCCTCTACATTTGTAAATTTGCCCAGACAAGAAAAAGCAATGATTGTTGCATTTGTAAAGCAATGGGCAGAGGACTGTAAAACACAACAAAAACAGTTCAAAAAATAAGGAGGTGAGGGTATGAGTGTTATTGATGAAGTGCTTGCTTATGTGGATAGGCAAATCGGTAAGAGTTACAGCCAATCAAACAGATACGGCGAAAATAGTTTTGATTGTTCTAGTTTGATATATAGGGCGTTTGATGCCGCAGGGGTAAAGCTGGTACATAAAGATACAGGCGGTAAAGTAGATATTAGTAGTAATGAATGTTATGCAAAAGGTTTTGAATTGGTTTATCCGGATAGTTATGCTAAAATTGGTAAAAATCTGCCCTCCCCTTCTAACATTACTGAAAAATATCAAGCGGGTGACATCATTTTTTGTTGTACAGATAATTCCACATCAAGAGCAAATAAAATTACTCACGTTATGATAGTCAATCAGTATGGCGGTATCACTCACGCCGCTAATCCTCGTGATGGTGTTGGTAAAGTGGGTAAAAATACCTATTCTACTAAAGTTTGTGCACTTTTGAGATATCAAGGAGAAGGTTATACAGGTAGTGGTTCTGGTGGTTCTGAAAATGCTTCAGAAAGCAATAACAAAGAAATTACATCGATACAGATAGTGTATGGTGAGGACAATAAGCCCGTTGTAAAAGCAAATGACGAGTTAAAAGGCATTAGGAAGTTAACGAGGAATGCTCGTGAACTGCTTATTGAACACAAAGGCAATGTTATGTTACCTATTGCTTGCGAGAGCGTAACAGTAGAATTTAGTAGAAGAAGTACCGCAGGAAAATTGCAATGTAAAGTGTTAAAAGATGACAAATTAGACTTTCACGAAGGCGATGCCATAAGTTTGCAGGTAAATGGCACGCCTTATTTTTATGGGTATGTTTTTAAAAAATCAAGAGTAGGTGACGGTATGATTAACATAGTCGCTTATGACCAGCTAAGGTATTTAAAAAATAAAGATACTATGATATTCGGCGGTACTGCTACAGAATTGCTGCAATTAATAGGTAAGAATTTTTCATTAAAACTAGGAAGTGGTGTCGAAAACACTGGTTTTTCAGTGCAAACACAAATATTTGATAACAAAACGCTTTTCGATATGTTAGAAAGTGTACTTGATGATACGCTAATTGCTACAGGCAAAAACTTTGTACTTTATGACGATTTTGGCTTTCTATTTTTGAAAGATATGGAAAATATGGTGCTAGAGGATTTTTTGATTGATAAAAGCAACATACAAGATTTTAGCTATAGCACTAGTATAGATGACAATACCTACAATAAAATTAAATTAGCATATGACAATAAACAAACAGGTGTACGTGAAATATTTCAAACACAAGATACTGTTAATATGGGAAATTGGGGAACGTTGCAATACTATGAAAAAGTGCAAAGTAAAGAATTGGCGAAGCTGAGGGCGGAGGCGTATTTGAAAATTTATAACAGAAAGACAAGAAATTTACAGATAAAAGGGGCTTTCGGTGATGTAAGAGTAAGAGCCGGTACAGGTATTTATGTCAATTTGGATATAGGTGACATTGTTGTTAATAATAGAATGTGGGTGGAAAAAGTCAAACATACATTTGAGCAAAATTTACACACTATGGATATGACGTTGAGGGGTTGGGAGTTTGTAGAGTAGGTGAATTTTAAATTTATGGCAAAAGAAGAACAGTTTTTAAAAATAATAAAACAGGCAGCATTAGATGCAGTGTTCGATAGTAGCCCGTGCGATTTCTGCATTGGTGTGGTTGTAAGTGAAAGCCCTTTGTCTATACAGCTAGACCAAAAATTGACGCTTACAGAAGATTTTTTACTTTTGACAAGAAATGTCACAGATTACACCATTACTATGGTTGTAGACCATACTACAGAGCCCGAAATGGGCGGTAGTTGTGGGGAACATTGCAGAGAACACAGTCACGATTATATAGGAGAAAAAGAATTTATAGTCAAAAACCATTTGACAGAAGGCGAAAAAGTTGTACTTGCAAAAATGGCAGGCGGTCAAATGTTTATTGTATGGGATAGATTGGGGGTGTAATAAATGGGAGAAATAAGAACTTCTATACAGCTTTTTAATGGTATGACACCGGCACTACAAAGCATTACAAATGCTCTAAATATGACAATAAGCCATTTCGAGCAAATGGAAAGGGTATCAAGGAATAGTGTGGACACTTCTGCATTTCAAGCGGCTAGAAATGAAATTCGTAATGCAGAAGCTACTGTTGCAGAAATGCAAGAGGCGTTGAGAGAGGTAGCTAGAAATGGTGCAGATGTCACAAGAAGTTTTAATGATATAGGACTTGTGGCAAATCGTACAGGACAAACAGTAAGTCAATCATTTCAGACAGTAGCACAACAGCAATCTGCTATAGTAGGGGTTGCGGGGGCATCTGAAACTGCATTACAGCAAATGACAGAAGCAATACAACAGCAAACAAATAGCATATTGACAATGTCTGAAGCAATGCAACAATTTATGAATAGAGCAAGTGAAAGTTCACAAAGACAAACACAACAAACGCAACGCCAAACAGAAGGAACCCGTCGACAAACACAAGAAACACAAAGGCAAACACGTGAAAGGCGACGACAAACGCAAGAAACACAAAGGCAAACGGAAGAAACACAAAGACAGACACAACGTGTGACATTACTTAGAAGGATTTTTCAGACAATGACGACACCGATAAGAGGGGCGGCACACGCCGTTTCTGTTTTGGGAAGGGAATTGACAGGGGCAAACAGTGCCGCAAATGGACTAATGGGAACATTAAAAAGTATGGCAGGTATGTATTTGTCATTTCAAGGCATTAAATTTGCTGGGGAATTATCTGATAATGTGACATCGGTATTGTCTAGATTAAATTTAATGAATGACGGTTTGAGAACTACAAAAGAATTATCAGAAGTAATAATGAAAGCGGCTTATGAAAGTGGTGCGGGGTATTTGGACACCGCCGAAGCTATTGCCAAAATGGGATTAAATGCTGGTTCGGCATTTTCAAGTAATGATGAATTGATAGCGTTTATGGAGCAAATAAACAAGACTTTTGCAATAGGCGGTGCGTCGGCAGTAGAACAGTCTAATGCTATGGTACAGTTATCACAAGCTATGGCGGCAGGGGCTTTGAGGGGGGAGGAACTCAATTCTATACTGGACGGTGCACCGGGAATTGCCCGAAATATTGAAAAATATATGGGTTGGGCAGAAGGGAGTATTAAAAGTTATGCGGAAGATGGCAAAGTAACGGCAGAAGTGGTTAAAAATGCTATGCTTACTATGGCAGAAGAAACAAACGAGAAATTCAACAGTATGCCTACCACAATAAGTAGAACATTTGAAAAGCTAAAAACACTTGCAATAAAAAGTTTTACGCCAGTATTGCAGGGTATCAATGGACTTTTTAACAACAGTAATGCAGATAGTATACTCTATCAGTGGGGAGCAGTATTTCAATACATTGCAGATAGGGCTACGGTGACAATAGAAACACTTAAAACTGTTTTAAACAGTGAAGCATTTCAATCATTTTCAAAAGATATTATGACAGTGTTTGCGGCGGCTGGTGCAACAATTACATTTGTTTTTGACAGTATTGTAAATGGTTTTGACTATGTTGTACAAAATTGGGGCACTTTTCAGCCTATATTGACAGGATTAGCGGCGGCGTTAGCTATAGTTACAGCGGCACAATGGGCGTTAAATATCGCTATGGCAGTTAATCCCGTGACATTGATTATTGCGGCAATAGGGGCACTGATAGTGCTATTTTATAAAGTGGTTGACCACATAAACAAAGTCAAAAATACAAGCATTTCCGCAACAGGTATTATTGCAAGCGTTTTCGCTGGGCTGTTTACTGTAGTCAAAAATGCTGTAGTAGGGGTATGGAATGAAATTGCAAATGTTATAAATTTTGTATACAACTTTTCAAAAGACACAACTTCTGCTATCAAAGTGCTTTTATTAGATATGGCAGATGATATATTTGCTAGTTTACAACATATTGTACAAGGGTTTTTGTCAATTACTCGTCATATGCCAAAAATACCTTTTGTTACAGAAGGGCTTGAGAAGGCAGATGCCTTTTTAACCAAACATAGAAATAATGCACAACAAATGTCACAAAAAATCAAAAATGAAATGAATTGGCAAGAGTTGATGCCCAAATTGGAACGCACAAATGTGTATGATGTAATGGAAAATGTATACCTTAAAGTAGCTGGTTTTGGTACTGGTTTTAAAGAGTTTATGAAAGATTTTAACCCTTTTGAAGGGGTAGAAAGTACAAATGATTTATTAGAGAGAATACTCAAAAATACACAAAATATGTCAAAAGATACAAGTAGTATCAATGACAGTTTACAAATGGATAAGGAAGATTTGGAATTTTTGAAAACTGTAGCAAATATCAAATATGGTGATAAATATGTTATGCCTCAAGTCAATATTGAAATGGTAAATCATAACAATATACAGTCTGAAATGGATTTAGACGGCTTTTTTGATAAAAAAGTGGAAGAGATGGCAAATATTGTACAAATGTCGGCGGAAGGAGTGCATATATAATGTATCAATTTTTTATAGATGGCGTAATGTTGCCCATTGCTCCCGCCTCTATGGACACCAATATTAACAACAAAAATACCACAATAACATTGCTGAATGGGGAAGAAATCAATATTGTAAAATCAGCGGGGTTGTCAGATGTTTCATTTACGGCGTTATTGCCAAATAAAAACTATCCGTTTAGTGTATATCAAAATGGTAGTTTTCAGAGTGCACAATATTACCTAGATTTATTAGAAAGGCTGAAATTATCTCAAAAGCCTTTTTTATTTTTTGTAATAAGAACAGACGATAGTGGTAATGTAGTTTATACAGGTAGCACTTCCGAAAACAAAGAACCCTATTACACACTTGAGGACTACAGCATTAAAGAGGACGCAGAACAATATGGCATTGATTGTAGTGTGGAGATTTCACTAAAACAATATAGAAGTTACGCCACCGCAACGGGTAAAATACAAATAGACCAAAATAGTCAAACTGCAACAGTACAAAAACAAAGAGATGCTACTTCAAAACAAACAGCAAAAAATTACACGGTGCAAAAAGGGGACACATTGTGGAATATCTGTAAAAAAGAACTGGGAGATGGCTCGAAATATCAACAAATTGCACAGAAAAACGGTATTACTACACCAAACAACATACAGGTAGGACAGGTGATACAGTTGGAATAAGGGGGAGTTATAATGCTACCACAAAACAACAACTTACTTAACAGTGGCATTGAAGTGAAAAGCAATGCTTCTAAAACTTATTTTATTGACTTTAAAAAACAGAAAATGTCGGGTATGACAGATGGTTTAGAAGCATTAAAACAAGCTATCTATTTGATACTTAGTATCGAAAGGTATGATTATGTGATTTATAGCTGGAATTATGGCATTGAACTAAAAGACTTATTTGGTAAGCCCACAAATTACGCTTGTGCGGTGCTACCGTCGAGGATAAAACAAGCACTCATACAGGACGATAGAATACAAAATGTATATGATTTTGTGACAAGTGCAAAGGGAAATGATGTATTTGTGAAGTTCACGATAGACAGCATTTTCGGGACATTTTCGCAGGAGGTGAAATACAGTGTATGAACATATGACATTTGAAAGTTTGATGAAAGAAATGCTTTCACGTATACCAAATGACTTGGACAAAAGAGAGGGAAGTGTACTATATAATGCCCTTGCACCTTCTGCCATAGAATTACAAAATGCTTATATTGAAATGGACAACATACTTGATATGGTATTTGTAGATACTACAGAAGGTGTTTTTCTCACTAAAAAATGTCACGAAAGGGGAATTGAAAGACTACCCGCTACCAATGCTATATGTAAAGGGGAATTTAACATTGATGTGCCTATAGGTAGTCGTTTTTATTTGGAGGGGCTACATTACATTGTTACAGAAAAAATGTCACAAAATGTTTTTAAATTGCAGTGCGAAACTTCTGGAGAAAAAGGCAATCACCCACTAGGTAATATGATACCAGTGGAGTACATACAGGGTTTGACAAGTGCTGTACTAACAGAAGTGCTTATT